CCTGTTAGGCGCACCATTTAAGGAAATTACTATGTTTATCGGATTAATGGGTGTGGCCAGCGACGGTACGCTGTATACACCAAGCGGTAATAAAATTTGCAAAGTGCCTCAATGGGCGGCATGGCGCATTCAAAGAGCCCAGCATTGGGTAGCCCAACTAACTTGGAGAAATTAAAAATGACACAATAGATTGAATATGCTTGTAAAGACCTAGTCTTCCACTTTAACAAGAAACACTTAGAAGACGAGACCATTCCTATGTGGGTCTTAAAATTTCATGGGGAGACATTATATGTCAAACACGTAGACTGTACAGTTGCTTGGAGCACTAAGGAAACACCTGACAACAGTCATACCAAAGGTAGCATCAAAGTCAAAGACGTATTACTACGCATCAATGACTTAAACGAAGCTCAAATCTCACAATTAAATCTAGTAGACAAATTCCGCTTGCGTAACCAAAAGCTGGGTATCACACGGATCATGTTTAGGCCTCATGGCGAAATGCACAAAGCATTGTTAGCCAACGAATATAAACACGGTCCTATGAAACACATTAGAGGTGCTTGTGCTAGCGCATTTGTCGTTACCGATTTATTGAGCAAAAAAGAAGTCTTATTAGCCCGTATCAAATACGATGATTGGAGAGAACTCAAACCAAACGAAAGTTACTACCAACAGTATGACAATGTTAAAGGAGAAAACTTGCACGTTGATTACGGACATCCAAGTACACCATTTGAGTATAGTTAATGTCAACTAACCGGTCTCCTTAGGCGTTGTATATATACGCCTGAGGAGGTTGTTATGCTAATGAGGACTAAAAATGAAACGATTAATGGTTTCACTGATGATTATTGCTTTGATGATAAACCTGGAAAATGGGATCGCGAGTACACTTACTCCTGCCGTTGTCCCAACGCCGCATGTGATCAAAAACGCTCGGGTCCATGGAAAGCCAAAAGCGAGACTAAAGACAAGCCTAAGAACTATTCCTTATAATCCAGAAGAAATGGTTGTAGATGACGAGCTAGTATTAGGACGAAATCACAATAGAATTGAGATTGTTGATGAAAAAGAAGAAGAATTAAGTGACTATGTAAAAATACGATTAATGCTGGCCAGAATGAAAGCCATGAAGGCTTATTCTATGGCTTCTTTATCAAAGTAATCAGGATGCTTCTTACCCCAGTTACGCATGATAACTGCGGCACGGGCATTAGCTTCGTTTTCCTGTGGGCTTCCAGTAGCACCTGCATTTTCATCTCTTAGCTCATCATCCAAATCTTGTTTGAAATGAACTAGTTCGTGTGCTAATGTTCTCAATACATCATTTATATGGCGATTCTTTACTGTAACAGTAATGTGCTCTGCGCCTGGAGCATACCCACCGAAGCTCTTATGTTCTACACTTCGTTTACTGTCAAACGCAAAGTCGAACTTTGGCAGTGATTTTAATTCCAAATCTTCAGCGGCAAAACGAATGAAATCGTGTAGGATAGCAAACGTATCCTTCTTGTTCAAGCCTTCGGTCAGTATTTCTTTAACTTTCATGAGTATATTTATTGTGCGTTGATGAAGTTGATGTAGATTCCACCAATTGCGGCAGTGGTACAATACATCTCAGCTATGATGTTGTTTATACCTGGTCCTACACACCTAACTGTGGTCTTGGCAAGACTATTTTGTGCGGTAGTAACACCGCTGAAGTTAAATGTCTGGCCGACTGCTTGTGGAGTAATAAACATACGCACAGTACGTCCTGCTGTAAATGATCCCAGGGTGATAGTTACGTTGGCATTGGTGCTTGGTGTGTAGATATACATACCTGGACCATTCATAGCCACAGTGATAGCGGCAGGAGTAGTAACTGTTGTTGGTGTAGCTGTTATACTGCTGATAACTCCAGCATTTATACCAATAGTAGTACCGTCTGGCTGTACAGCACCCAAACTGCTTGTAGTGGCTGCGGCAACACCAAAGGTTACTGCACCGGTACTTGCTGATACTGTAATACCTGTACCAGCTACTGCTGAAGTTACACCACCGTTGGTAATAGTAATAGCACCAGTACTTGCTGATACTGTAATACCTGTACCTGCGGTAGCACTGGTTACACCTGCGTTGGTCAGTGTGATTGTGCCGCCTAATGATACTGCTCCACCACCACTCATGCCTGTACCGGCTGTAACGGTTACTGAACTGTTGGCGAGTTTGGCATTGGCAATTGATCCTGCCAACATGGTGTTGGTTACAGAGCCAGTGTCAGTGGTGTACACACCGTTGGTCACTGTACTAGCATTACCTGTTAGTGCGCCAACAAAGCTGGTGCTGGTCACACTGGTTAGGCCAGCAAATGTAGTTACGGTTGCTCCTAAGGCTACTGCTGTTGAGCCAATGGTTACACTTGAATTGGTCAGCTTGGCGTTGGCAATTGATCCTGCCAACATGGTATTGGTCACTGTGCCAGTGTCTGTAGTATACACACCATTGGTCACTGTGGTAGCACTTGAAGCATTGCCAGTCAATGCTCCTACAAATGTGGTGGATGTTACTGAACTCAATCCTGCCAATGTTGTACTACTAGCGCCTAGTGCTATAGCTGTTGAACCTACTGTGACACTAGAGTTAACCAATTTAGAATTAGCAATTGAGCCGTTGCTTAATGCACTGGTAACGTCACCACTTGTTAAAGTTACTGCTCCGGTACGTGTGTTGAAACTGATTACACTATTTGATCCGGGGATCTGTTGCCAAACGCTACCGTTGTAAATTACCAAATCGCCTGTGCTGAATGTTATATTACCGGCACCAAAGTTCACAGTACCGCCGGCACTTACGCTGTATTCTGATCCAGCTGTACCTACACCATTTGCTAGTGTAGGAGTATTGGAGCTTGCGTCCCATGAACCTTTATAAATCACAGCACCAGTTACGGTTGAATTAATAGTAACAGCACCTGTTGAACTGCTGATACTGATGTTGGTTCCGGCTATGATGCTGGTAACACCCGAGTTGGTTAGTGTGATTGATCCGCCAAGAGCTACACTACCACCACCACTCATTCCAGTGCCAGCTGTAACTGTGACACTGCTGTTGGTTAGGTTACTGTTGGCTATGGTACCCACGCTGACTGTGCCAGCGTTGATGCTAATAGTTGTGCCATCAGGTTTCACTCCACCAATTTTGCTGGTAGTGGCTGTGCCCAAGTAGGCTGTTGATTGTGCTGTGGTGTCGCCAAATGTTAAACTTGCACCAATTGAGATGCTACGATTAATTGTCAAATTGCCAGTGTCGCCCACTTGTCCAATAACAATATTGGTTGAGGTACTGGTTGATTGAATAGTGTTGTTGACAAACTTTAATTGTCCAACCTGTAGTTGGTTAGCACCGTTGACCAATAGCACACCGTTGGTCACACTCATGGTGGCTGGTGTGCCCAATACAGTATCAACCAAGCCAAATGTTTTGCCAGCGGCCAAGACTGTGTTTCGATTTAATACCAAGTTGCCCGAGCTACTGGTTAAACCTAATTGTATGTCAACGCTGCCAGTTGTTGATTCAATAGTGTTGTTGACAAACTTTAACTGTCCAACCTGTAGTTGGTTAGCACCGTTGACCAATAGCACACCATTGGTAACTGTCAATCCAGTCTGTGTGCCCAACACTGTGTCAGTGATATAAAGTGTACCTGGACCTAAGTTAAGTCCTTTCCAACGCAGGCTGGCACTGCCCAAATAATAAGTGTTGTCTACGGCAGGATAGATACCATTTGAATCTATAGTAGCTATGGGAGTAATAGTTGCTGTGCCAATTGGTGTAGTGGCAAACACAATTTGATTGCCTTGTGCTGTGCTGGTTTGATTCTCAGTGGCCAAGAACTGTATACGTGCGGTGGATGCGGCTGGCCAACCAGAGCTGGTATAAGGTGTAGCACCCAAACGGAATATTTCTTGTGTGTTTAGGACCTGTGTTGGTGTGGCTGTTGATCCGTTGAATCTACGTCCAAAGAATCCTGCGTAGTTAGCATTGCCGTCATTGTATATGCGACTTGGTTGTCCCGGATCGCCTGATATCTGCACCATTACACCTAAGTTCTGCGGTGTAACAAATGTACCATCACTGCTACCAGTAACTGTTAAAGCCGCTTGATAACTGCTGGGCAATAGGTCAACAATTTTAACCTCACCTTGTGCGGTAGCTGAGAAATAACTTTGACTGGTCAAACCAGCCGCGCCAAATAAGTTTAATGGACCAACAATGTTAACAACACCACTGCCGTTGGCCACCAAGTTCATGTTCTCATTGGTTAAGGCCATTGATACAGTATTGCTGACAAACTTGAAGTCGCCAGCGTTGAATGTGCCAGTACTTAGATTTAACGCCAAGCCACCAGGAGTCGATCCATCACTGATGCGTAAGTTACCTGTACTAGTATCGTAGAACAACATACCAGCTTCGCCAACAAATGTGTTGATGTAGGCTACACTACGAGCGGCACTAATCTTACCAATATGATTAGCCATCTAATTAACCCATCTCGCCTTGCGGGCCATCAATCATTACAGTTAACCCTGCAATGCGTTTAATATCATCAAGCTCGTCATGCTCGCCCGCATGAGTTAATTCGTCTTGAGCATCGAAAGCATTGTCTTCACCAGCAACTTTTTTAAGTATGTTTAACTTTTGCTGTAGTGGAGAAACCATAGTAACTGGATTGTCTTTTTCCATTGGAACACCTATAGGCTCGACACCGTGTTCGTCGTGTCCTTCTTCGGCATCCATGCGATCAGCTAGTTTCCTAATTATATCTGATATTTTCATATTAACTCATAGCCTCTTGAACAACTAGGTTAGCTCCTACGACAGGAGCAGTACCGCTAGCACTACTTATAGCAATAGTAAGTGTGTCAATACCACTACCACGTATATTGTTGTATAATGGGAACACATAGGTAAAGTCCAAATCCTGAACACCTGATCCTGAACTTAAAACAAAACCAAACACAACTTCACCGCCAGTAAGCGATGTGGCTGTAACGTCACGTTCACCAAAACTGTATGCTGAACCTAAGTATTGTAATTGGTTAAAGTTTGCATAGTTAGTACTACCATTGCCTAACACAGTTGGGTTAGTTGGTGTGCTGGCAATCAATTCTACAAGAACTTGTGTGGTAGCTGACTGACTGCAATACAAACGTTTTGGCAATAGTTGTCCACGATTAGCAAGTCCAATTATAAATCCTGTAGTAAAGGATAGTGTACCTGCGATTTGTCCAACAGCCGGTAAACTCATAGTAATCGTTGTACCGTTGATGCCAGTTACTTGCGCACCCGGTGCTACGTTAGTTCCTGATACAGCTTGTCCGATTGCAATACCTGTGTTTGAGCTGACCAATACTGTATAAGATCCACTAGCACCGCCACTGGCATAAGATTGTGTAACTGGTGATGCCAATATGCTTGGAGTTGCAGGTAGTGCTCCTTGGAACACTGGATCAACAAAGTACAACACACTTGCTGTATGATACACAATACGAGCAATAGCACCAGAACCAAACGTACCGGTAAATGTCAAGTTACCGCTTACGTTGCTTGACAAGTTTTGACTTAGTGTAACAGTTGTTCCTGATATACCTGTTACGTAAGTTTTTAAGTTATTAGCAATAATACCTGTACCTGTTACTACTGCACCTACTGTAATTCCGTTTGCACTAGTGACAGTTACAGTATTAGTTCCGCCAGTACCTGTACAGGCAGGACTTGCCGCCGCGCTTGCACCATTGTTAGGGAAATAAATTTGACGTCCTTGGAATTGATTTGATGTAAGAGGAGTTCCAGTCAAAGTCATTGTTAAAGCATAACCTGTAAATGTCACAGGACTTGCCGCAGATCCAACAGTCTGACTCTGCTGAACTTGCCATGTACTGTTAGTGGTTTGTCCTGATCCAGATACAATAACTGTATAAGGAGTTACTGCATTATTAACACCTTGTGTTTGAATATTGCCTAGACCTACAATACACATACCAACTGCTACAGTTCCGTTGCTTATTGGTGTTGCTCCAGTAAGTGTTAGCGTAGTTCCGCTGATATAACCAGTGAATGTTGCACTGATCACACTAGTAGCCGTAGTAGTTGCTCCAGCATCGTTACGACCATAAATGTTACCGTATTCTAATGTACCCATCTGACGTCCACGAACTGTTAACACTGGATAACGATTATTACCACCTGAACTTAGTGTTGCAGTTGGTGCTAAGTTAGGTAATCCATAACTGTATGTGAAACCACGTTGTTCGTCACGCTGACCTTCAACAATAACTGACACACCATAGTGATACATGTCGTTAGTTGTAGGAGTAATAGCATTAATATTACGTTGTTCATAGCGTACTGGCAAGTTACCAGTACGTGCCCATGGAGTAGTTTGGTTAGCTAAATTACCAAATCCAATTTGATGTCCGATAACAGGTTCACCGTTTAACCAAAAGCCCCAACGAACAGCACCAGCACCATACCAAGCAAACTCCATCCAGAACATCTGAATATTATTAAAGTTGATTTGATTAATGTTGGTCATGTCGCCATTCCATTGATCTAGACCAATACGAAGTTCTTGTACAGTTCCGCCTACGTCACTGCGCACAACTGCGTAGATACCGTAAGGGTTCTGTGGATAAGGAACACTTTGTTCAAAAAACACACCGTTAGAGTCATCAAAGAAACCTACACGTTGTATGTTACCAGGAGTAGCTGTAGATAGTTGTACACCAGTGGCCATAAACATGGTCTTGCCTGGTTGATAACGATGATATGGACGGCTTTGACGAATCGTAGCGTCGCCGGCGGCATTGGTAACACGCATACGAACACCACCTGAACTAGGCACTTGCGTAATAGTCGCCGCACCTTGAGTTAGCTGTTCCCAACGCAATGGCTGTGAGCCATATTCAAAGTCTGCTTCATAAACGTTTTGGTGTGCTGTGATTTTCAAACGACCAAGTACATCGCGTACTCTTGCTGGCATCGCACTAGATTCGTGGTAGCCGGTGATTTTATTCATTGACATAGGATTTTCCTTAAGTTCTAGTATTTCATGACATGCGCTAGTACGCCACAATTTATATCCTACAGTTATTTATCGCTTAAATATGATACTATGCTAAACAAAGAACCATTCGAACAACTAATCGCAGAACTTAAAGAAAACGGAAAATATCGTGTGTTTAACGATATTGTGCGTGAAACTGGCAAGTTTCCACAGGCTATTTGGTACGGCCCATATAATATTAAAACTATTGTTAATTGGTGCTCAAACGACTATTTGGGCATGGGTCAAAACAAAGTAGTCTTAGAAGCTATGCACACAGCTTTGGACCATACAGGATCAGGATCAGGCGGCACACGTAACATTGGCGGTACCAGTCACTATCATGTAGCATTAGAACATGAGATTGCTAGTTTACATAAGAAAGAGAAGGCTGTGCTATTCAGTAGTGCTTATGTAGCTAACGAATGGACACTAATTGCTCTAGCCAAGATTATTCCTAATATTGAATTTATCAGCGATAGTAATAATCACAATTCAATCATTGTGGGTATCAGCCATAGTCGTGCAGATAAAGTCGTATTCAAACACAATGACTTAGAAGATCTAGAACAGAAATTAAAAATTAGTTTTGCACAGGGTAAAACTCCTTGTGTAGTGTTTGAAAGTGTCTACTCAATGGATGGAGATGTTGGACACATTGCAGAGATATGTAAACTAGCAGAAAAATACAAGGCTATCACCTATATTGATGAAGTACATGCCGTAGGCCTGTATGGACCGCAAGGTGGTGGCAAGGTAGAAGAACTTGGGCTTGAAGACAAGATTGATATAATCAACGGAACCTTGGGAAAGGCCTTTGGAGTCCAGGGTGGCTACATTGCTTGCGATAAGATTGTAGCCGACGCTATTCGTAGCGTAGCCGCTGGATTCATCTTTACAACATCGATGAGTCCTGTTACTTGTAGTGGTGCGTTAGCCGCTATCAAATGGCTTAGAGATCATAATGAAGTACGTGACAAACATCAAGAACGTGCTAGAAAATTAAAATATAGATTAAAAGCCGCTGGTATTCCTGTAATGGAATGTAGTACAAGTCATATTGTACCTGTACTAGTAGGAGATGCCAAACGTGCTAAAGCTATGAGCGATGCACTACTAAATGATCACAGCATTTATGTACAAGCTATCAACTATCCCACAGTTGATGTAGGAACGGAGCGGTTACGTTTTGCACCTACTCCGTTTCATGATGATGGTATGATTGAAGACTTAGTGATAGGCCTTAAAGATGTGTTTAGCCGTATAAACTAATCAACTGCATAATGCCAAAGAACAATGCGGCCTTAACATGGTCTGCATTGGCTTGTTCTTGTAGTTGCTGTGTAGCAATCATATCTTGCAATACTTCTTTGGCTTCGTCTGCGCTCATTTGTCCTGATGTAACTGCTTGATGAACTTGTAGTGCATAGTTAGCACGTTCAGCCGCCCATTGATCACCGCTTTGTGCTACTTGTTGTAATTGATCGCTCATTAGAATCTCCCTTGATAAATATAGTTGTAGTTCGCGGAAGTGGAATTCCCAACTACTCTAATGCTTTCAAGGAGCAATCAGCATGAATATTTATCAACCTTATACTTACCTAATTAAATTCAAACCTACGGGACAATTTTATTACGGAGCAAGTTATGCCAATAGCGGAAAAAAAGTTGCCAATCCAGAACAATTTTGGAACACATACTTTACATCATCATCATACATAAAAGATTTAGTTAAAGAACACGGAAAAGATGCATTTGAATTTCAAGTGCGTAAAGTGTTTGAACGTGCTGATCAAGCACTAAAATGCGAAAAGAAAGTTCTTACAACATTTGATGCTAAGTTTAATAGTAGCTGGCTTAATAAATCAAATGGGTATGGATCAACAGGATTTACTAAACATACTGAAGAAACTAAAGAAAAGATTTCAAAAGCAAATAAAGGCCGCAAACTTCCTACTAAAACAAAAGAGCATAGAGAAAAATTATCTAATGCTCTTAAAGGTAAGAAAGTGTTGACTCCGGAACATAAAGAAAAACTTCTTAAAGCAAATACTGGCCGTAAAATGCCAGATCATGTAAAAGAAAAATTAATAGCTATAAGCAAAACTAGAATATTTTCTGATGAAGCCAGGAAAAAGATGTCAGATGCCGCTAAAGGAAGAATTCCTTGGAACAAAGGTCTTAAAACTAAAAGTTAAAAGCGCCCTTGAACTGTAGTTGCGATTATGTCAGCTTGTTGTACTATGACTTTCTTCTTCATATCACAATACAATGGGCTAATTGGACCTGACTCGGCCCTAGTTTGAAACTCTTTAATTGTGTTTAACATCACTTGATCTAATAAGGCCATGTCATGTGTGCCTTTGGTGTTGGCATAGATATCATACCATTCAACTTGTAAAAACAAATTGTGCAGTTGTGGTGTTAGATCTGCTGTGCAATCAATATGTCTAGCTGACTGTTGTATGTCTGTTACTATCTTACTTTGATTAGGATCCCAAAAGCTAGGAATGTTATCTTTAATTGTGCTACAACCACTTAGAACTAGTACTGCTATTAACAATAATCTTTTCATTTTTTATGTCCTGATTTCATATTAGCCATCCAGTGTGCTAATTGTGCCGCACGTCCATGATGTCCTTTGGCAAACTTACGTAGACTACTTACACTCGATTTAGTTGGCACGTGATAGCTTTTGCTATCGCCTTTGTCTTCTGGATGACGTCCATCAGCAAAGTTTTCGTGTACTTTATCTAAGAAGGTATCTGCAAACTTTTCGCATCGTGTGCGTAGTTCTTTGTTTTGTGTTTCAACTAGATTGTATTCACGATCGTCTTCTGCGCCATCGTGTTGTGTAGGATCAATATAACCACAATAGACTTTTTGTATTCCATGCTCATTTAATAAGTCAGCACAGCTAGGTCCATCACGCTCATCCATAGGAGTATTACATGGACTTAGTGTTGTTATGATAACACTGCCTTCTGGAATACTGCCGTATTTTTTAATAAAATCTTCTATGACTGCATGTTCTGCATGTATGCGTCCATTCTTACCAGGACGATTAAGACGAGCCATATACTCGCCTTTTAGTGGAAGTAATCCAGCAGCCACCATACCAAAGTCTTTGCCACTACGCTGTCCTTTCTCTACGAGGTCACATAGTTCGGAAAGATATTTGTCCAACTTGTGATAGTTGCGTAGTTCATAGTCGCCACGATGCGGATCTAAACTAATAGAACTATCAGGCGTGTTGTGACTGCGATCAAACTCTTTTAGTCTCATTTTTTACGCTTGCCGTCTTTGGTATACTTACCGCTTTCACGTTTAGCTATAGCAATTGCCGCTTGTTGGGCTCCGCCACCTTCTGACACATCTTGCTTATGTGGTTGTTTGAACACGCTATATATTTTTTGAGTATCAATGCCTTTTATACCATTTGCCTGCAATACATTTGCCACAAATGTTCCGCAATTTTCTGCTCCTACTGAGTTAGTTGTAGGAATCGATACTGGTTTTGATAATGATACAATTTTGATATTTTGTTTAGGAAACTCTGGATCATCAGTTACATCGTTAGTAACATATACATCATTGCCTTTATGTCCACTCATTTGAATTTGTCGTCCATCCTGAGTGATAAATCCCACATGATCATAACTCCAACCTTTAGGTGCTTTATTACTGCGGGCAAAGAATATTTTTTGTGCTGTTGTATTGCTGTTCTTGGAGCTTTCCGCCAGCATCTTTTCTCTAGCGATTTCTTGTTCAGCATATTCGATAAGCTGGCGCATTTCTTCAATGCTTTCACAGTTCCAACGGCGTAGTGCTAGAGCTTTAGGAGTAGGTTTACCATTAGGCTTTTTCATTGGCCCTTTGTTACCACTCATACGAGCACAGAAACTCTTACGGCGTTTAGCGGCTTTGGAGCCTGCCTTTAACTTACTAGGTTTGGTAGTAACGGCAGTTTGTAGTTTACTGCCGGGATGCTCACGACGATAAGAATTAACAGCCTTTTGACTAAGTCCGTTGGTCTTATCGTGATGATTGACTTTTTGCCAATTTTCGTTTTCCCATAGATCGTTTAAACGACCTACGTATTCTTCAAAAAAACTATAATCAAGACTCTTCTTCATAATAAATTCCAGCTAATCCGCACCCTAATCTTGCTAGCCCATAGTAAATGTCTTTACACAGGGCTATAAGGATTTCTTGGACGATCTGTGCCATTATCTTCTGGGTATACTGGATATTTATCAGTATTATCGTCTGGATCAGTCTGCAGATGCGTTAGCACCGCATTTAGCACGTTTAGCATTGGTTAATGCTCCGAAGTCTACAGGCCATTCTTTGCCTGGTTGTAGTTCTACTGCACCTTGTGGGAAAGAAAACTTGATACCTGCGTCCTGTTCAATTGTAGCAACTGGAACACGGAATTTAGTTAGGTCATTGCCTAAGTTTGGATATGGTGCAACGTGTGGGAATCCCCAACCTGCGATTTCTTTAGTAGCATTGTTGATAACAATCTTGTAGAAACCGTGTGGAACAACTACACCTTTACCGATTGTCTTATCGCCAGGACCATATAAGCCGCCCGCAATAACTG